AAGATGTACTTTGGCGATTTCATCAGGCACGTTTGCCAAAACAAAATTTTTAATGGTGTAGCTGTTGGTATTGATCCTAACACGGAGTGGAAATCGTTGTACGATTTTCTAAATAAGTGGCAAGATACTAAGGTTATTGCGGGAGATTATTCCGCTTATGATTCCAAGATTCCAATTGCCATTTCTTATGCTGTGTTGGATATTATTGAAGCGTATTATTACAACTCCACCGTTGAGGAACGAGATATCAGAAGGATTTTGTTTTTAGAGATTGTCAATTCATTACACATTAGGAATGGTGTTGTTTATGAGTTTTTAGGTGGTAATCCATCAGGACAACCTATGACAGCCGTCTTCAATTCAATTGCAAACATTTTCATGTTGTTGATAGTTATAAGATACCTTGAACAGGATCTTGATATTCAAACAATTTACAACAACGTGAATTTGACTACATTCGGGGATGACCATATCATAGCTATAAATCCCAACGCGTTTAGTAATCTAACACAGGATAAATTTGCTGAAGGTATGAAGGCCATTTTCGATTATGATTATACTAATGAGAAGAAAGATGGTAAAGTTTATATTTTGAGAGATTTGGATCAGGTATCCTTTTTGAAAAGAGGATTTCGCAAGGCGGGCGTGCATGTCTATCCGCCACTTGAGCTAGATGTTATTAAAGAAACTTTGAACCATGTGCGACAAGGCTGGAACACGGAGGAATTTCGACTTCGTGTGAAAGCTGTTATGAAAGAGTTAGCATATCATGGAGCTGATGTGTTTAATGCTCATGCTCCAAAAATTTTAAAGCTGTGGTATGAAAATTTCCCAGAAGTTATTGAGGAAAACACATACGACAGTGCGTTACAAGGTGAACATACCTTGTCCTACCAGTAAATAAAAGTTCTTGGTGAAAATTACTGCTAGGTCGATCTAACGATCAAAATCCCTGGGCTATTTAGCCTTACTACCAGGATGGGGAGGGTAATCACCGCTATCCAGGGCCAAGATATCCAGAAAGAAATAAGTCTCTCTTTCTGGAGAAATAAATTGACTTGCTTCAAATACTAATAATACAAATACACATTCTGAAAATTTGCCCGTTGATAATCCTGCAGCAAATACGATGCTTGAATCAACTGTCAATACAACCCAGGCTGCTTCTACCAATTTTGTTGACAATAACACAGTGGTAGATGCGTCTTCGAGGTCTAAAATTGAAAGATCATACGGACCTATTCCTTATGATAGGAATGAGATAGCAGACTTTCTTGCCAAACCTGTTAGGCTTGGTGGAGGTGAATTGCTGCTTACAGATACCGTTAACATGGTGAAATATACTGCTTCCATTTCAAGTTTGTTGAATACTTATCAGATTTGGTACAGGAAGATTGCCGGTTACGGCCTTATAAGAGCCACTTTTAATATCAAAGTGGTTATTAATGCCAATCCATTTCAGCAGGGAAGGGTAATATTAAACTTCATCCCCGGTTGGAGGCATTTAAATACTGCAGAACAAGCGGCTTATAATCTAAATTTGGGTCAGATTACTACATCCCCTAATGTTGAACTAGATATTCAAGACACTTCTGCTGAAATGTCGATACCTTACATATCACCTTTTTCTTATTTTGATAGAACCCAGAATGTTTATGATTGGGGAACTTTTTGGTTTCGTATTATGTCTCCTCTGAAGACTGGTTCAGGAGGACCATCATCATGTGAGTATGCCATTTTTGGTCATTGGTCCGATGTTGAATTAGCGGCTCCCATTTATGGACCTGAGATGGATTTACAGAAGCCACGGCGTACAGTTAGGAAATTGTTGCATAGTAACGAGGAAAAAGATACCAATTCACAAGGTTGGCTAGAATCAGCGTCACATAAAGTTGTTGCTGCTTCTAAAGTCCTCAGTGGTTACGGGGTTCCTTTTGCTGACATAGTTGGTAGTGCTGGGTCTGCTGTGGCCAGTGTGGCTAGTTTGTTCGGTTGGTCCAAACCACTTAACCTCAGTAACCCAACTTATGTCATTAGTCATCCAACTAGAGGGCTCAATGTTTATGACGCAGCTAATAACGCTGACTCATTAGGTCTTTCCATTAGCCCCATGCTATCCCCTCGCCAGGAGTTGTTTGGTAGTGATATTGACGAAATGTCTTGGGATTATCTTAAGTCTATCCCAGCATTTTACACCAGATTTACGTTTCCATCTACAGCTGTCTTTGATCAAGTTTTACTTGATTTCAATACAAGACCAGACTTAATGCTACAGGTGGGACAGAAGGTGGTGGGAGCTTCCAATCTCCAATATGCTACTGGAGCACCAGCTTTTTGGTTGTCTAGATTTTTCGATCTATATAGGGGCGGCATAAAAATTACATTTAAGTTCGTGAAGACTCAGTATCATTCTGGACGTATATCTATTACTTTTGTACCCAATGATAGTTTGGGTGTCACATTTGATCAATCTGTATACGTACTAAGAGAAATCGTTGATTTACGGACTAGTTCAGAGGTTACTTTGGAATTACCCTTTATAAGGGGTGAGAATTATTTGGATACCAATGTAGCATCTGGCAGATTGCAAATTTGCGTACTGAATGAGCTCAGGGCGCCTGAGACAGCATCGCAAGAGATAGATGTTTTAGTTTATGTTTCGGGTGCTGCCGATTTTGAGCTCGCTTGCCCATCCTCTAAGGTCAACGCACGACATTTCACTCCTGAAATGGACAGACAACAAGTAACTATGGTTAATAAGGGTATAGGAGATTCCAAATGTGAGACGATGAATTTCGATCACAACTCTTTATCCATTTCTGATCCCTTTGTTAGCCTAAAGCAGCTTTTGAACTGTTCTAGAAGGATTTATAGTGCTGATGCGACGCTTTCTTCACAGTCAGGAGTTATATCTCCATTTGCTTTGGGAGTTTCTCGATACACTGTATCTGGTTCTTCATTTACAGAACCAGACGCTTTTAACCTTGATTTTCTCTCTTTGTTTTCGCATGGGTACAGTTTCTTTCGTGGAGGTATACGTTTAACGAGAGCGTTTAATGCCGGCACAGTAGCTGGATTTGTTGGATCCTTTAAATTGTTGTCATCCACAGTGGCAGGATCACTCGCTACATTTAGTATCCCAACTACGACGAATGGTGCTTTAGTCGGTAATAGATATACAACTAACCAGTTGAATTTGTATACCGATAGGGCTATGGACGTCAATGTTCCTTATTGGAATAATACACCCATATCATACGTCAGGTACTTGTCTAATAGTACATCGTATCCAACTGACCAAGCCACCCCCAATAATAAGCTATTTTACAGCTTTACCAATGCCACGGCAGAGGTTTACCGCTCTGGAGCGGACGACTACTGCCTTGGTTACTTTAGAGGTTTCATGCCTGTTGTTATAAGCGTGATTCCTTAAGAAATCCTAGAACGAGAGTTCACGGTTTATTGAAAATTTTTCAAGAGCCGTGAGGCTCTGAGTTTTTAATTTCAAACGACCTGTTCATCTTATGGTTTACATATACATTTGAATGGAGTATGTTCTAGGTGTGCTTATTAAGCACTTGTTTGTGATGTGACGCCTAGTCGCTTCATAAACGTTTCATTTATT